TATGACAACTCAAATTTCTGTTGAAACTCTCTCCCCGATCACCCATAACCAGATTCCTGTTATCACTACCGAGTTACTGGCACAGCTTTACCGTACCGAGATCAACAACATCAAAGTAAATTACACCCGTAATTCCGAGCGTTTTGTTGAGGGTAAACACTTTTTCAAGGTTGTTGGTGCTGAGTTGAAAAATTTGCGGGTTACTTTAAGTAACTCACAAAATTTGCAACCATCTTTAAGAGGGTTACAAATTTCCCCGAAAACCCGCTCGCTCATACTCTGGACAGAACGCGGAGCAGCCCGTCACGCCAAAATGCTCGAAGCCGATCAGGCGTGGGATGTGTTCGAAAAACTGGAAGACTGCTATTTCAGTCAAAAGGATCCGTCAACGCCAGTTTCATGCCAGAAAAGTTACGACACGCGAGTTCTCTGTTATCAGCAAGGCGGTGTCACTGTTTCCACAATTCAGTTGCGGGATGATGATATTGTTATTTCCCTTGAGTCATGGCTGGAACTGGCGAGAGCCAATGGTTGGTTTGTTGTTCGCAGAGATAAACTGGTGGAAAGGCTGATGCAGCTTTAAAAAAGTTCTTGCAATTTTAGCCATAAACTGCTTCAATTCCAGTACGCTTCGCAAAGCTGTATCGCGAGGCGAATCAAGCGCATGAACTTTACCAGAACCCGCCATTGAGCGGGTTTTGTTGTTTCTGGAGAACACCCATGAAATTTTATGAATTATCTTCTGATTCCCGATCTCAGGCCAAAATCACACTGGGTCAGTTGATTGTGGCTCGGGCTAACACCGGGGTGGATGATTTTGAAAATTTGGGGCATTGCATCGCTGCCGCGTTTATTGCGATGGAGCGCCATGAAAGCGCCCCTGAGGTTGGTGAGGGGCGTAGCGGGAACGGAATACCCGTTAATGGCGATCAAAAACTAGCATCCAACGTCGTGAACGTGATGATTCACTATCCGTGTGACTCTATAGCGTGACAGCGACAGTAAATTGGGTAAAATTTTCTACGCTGCAATATGCGAAAGGGGATGAAATGAACGATCTGCCCGATGACTACTTTCTTGATGCTGACGATGATCTTGTCGATTTTCTTGAAAAACAGGGTGAAGACTGCATAGGTGAAATCTATCGGTCAAATTCAGTAAATAAAGAAAATGGCTATAAGCTGTTGAGCATCCTAATCGTCGGTATTGGATCTTCATTTTTGCTGTTAACGCAAAAGACGCAGATTGACTTTCTTAGCGCAGGCATTGCCGTTTTCACCGTGTACTGGTCAGTTTGTGCTATTTATCTTGTTATTAATGTGCTGACGGTTCACACATACGGACTTGTTTCCACATCACCTGCAGATTTGTATACCGAAGCTTATAAAGGGATTTGCGAGTCCGATTTCGAGAACCTTAAGGCAAGGGGTTTTGTCGGTAAAAATGACCGCCTTTCAGTGATGAGGCGGTACAGATTGAAAACGTTATGTGTGACTGCTGATGAGTTGCTCCAGGTCAATGAAACCATAAGAACCAGACTGAAAAAAGCAAGGATAGCGACTATCCTTGCTCCTGTTTACGCGATTATTATTTCAGCTATCACTTACCTTTTTTTCTGATTCCTTCAGCGGAATCACCAACGATCCTTCTACCGACTGAAAAACGGTCGGGTTGAACTGGGGCCGGTTTTTGCTGCTGTGTTGGCTGTGGCTTGCTTTCACCTGCCGGCTTGTTTGACTGGCTCATCTAATTCTCCATATTTGATAAGGTTATCTTTGGCGATTTAACGATATCAAACACGAGGATATACCGCCAGAAGCTTAATCTGGCACTCCATCTGGCCCCGGCATGTCCCGGGGCTTTTTCGTTGTTAGGCTCCGGAAACATCCTCGACTTCTTGTGAGCAAGCCTGAGGGCCTGAATCTTACACTTAGCACCATCCGAACTCTCGGAGGTGAGGCTTATGAAAATGCACAATGCCCCTCATTCCTGGCCTGACTTACTGGAACTCTTACAAAGTTGGTGGCGTGGAGATACGCCGCTGGGCGCAGTGGTTATGTCAATTATTATGGCTGGTTTGCGCATTGCCTATTTTGGCGGTGGCGGCGGCTGGAAACGAAAAACGCTTGAGATTCTGCTTTGTGGTGCTCTGACGCTGACCTTTGCATCCGCGCTTGAGTATGTCGGATGGCCTAAATCACTTTCTGTTGCCATTGGTGGTGGGGTGGGGCTGATTGGTGTTGATGCTATTCGTGGTGCGGCAATGAGGGTCATCGGTAACAAGTTCGGTGCCCATAAGGAGTAATTAATGCAGACACTGAATTCCCAGCGTAAAGCTTTCCTTGATATGGTTGCATGGTCAGAAGGAACGGATAACGGACGGCAGAAAACCAGAAATCACGGTTATGATGTTATTGTCGGTGGCGAACTGTTCACTGATTACTCCGATCACCCCCGCAAACTTGTCACGCTAAATCCGAAACTCAAATCAACAGCCGCCGGACGTTACCAGCTTCTTTCACGCTGGTGGGATGCCTACCGCAAGCAACTTGGCCTGAAAGATTTTTCTCCAGAAAGTCAGGATGCTGTAGCGCTGCAGCAGATTAAAGAGCGTGGCGCATTACCGATGATTGACCGCGGCGATATTCGTCAGGCAATCGACCGTTGCAGCAATATCTGGGCTTCGTTGCCGGGCGCTGGTTACGGTCAGTATGAACATAGAATCGGTGACCTGATTGCCCGATTTAAAGAAGCTGGTGGGGTGGTAAATGAAGCTGAGATATAAGCTGGTTATTGTTGCCTTCTTTGTTACCGTCATCGGTTCTTTTATCTGGTATGCCGGGCATTACTACAGCAAATATCAACACGAAAAGGAGCGCGCTGATGAGGCTGTACGAAATGCTGAATCAGCAACAGCCATTACCCGTAACGTCCTGCAATCACTGCAAATCATCAACACAGTTATAGAGGCTAACCAGCATGCAAAACAGCAGATCGCACTGGAGTCACAGAGAATCCAGAAAGATATCAAAGTGGCTGTTGCGGATGATGATTGCGCTGTTCGTATCGTTCCTTCTGGCGCAGTTAAGCGGTTGCACGAATACGCGAACGGTATACGTGTCGGTGCCGGTGGTTCCGTTACCAGCCAGTCTGACGGCTGAAACACCCCAGCCAGATTTACCCGACCCGTTTACGTGGGGGGCAAGCCTTAACCTGAATGTTGCATTGTTGTCAGCGTTAGCACAGTGCAACAGGGATAAGGCTGATATCAGGACTTTTGAGAAAAACAGGGCAGCACAAACCAATGGCACGATTAAACGTTGAAGTTATCCCACCAGACAGCGAAACGATGAACGGGATTTTTTGCAGTGATTGAATGTAAATATGCGCATCAGCCGATGACGCCAAAAGTTATCGATGAAATGCAACGCGAAGCGGCGCGCCTTGTACGGCGAGCGACAAACACGAAGGTTACGTTCGTTCGGGACTGACATTACAGAAGCTCCTTTGATAAGGGGCTTCGATAATGTCACTAAGAGGAAAAATTCATGGCAAAACCGGACTGGGAGGCCATCGAAACGGCGTACCAGTGGCGGGTGAAGTATAGGGCATCTATTTATTCATCATTTGAAAAAAGAGTTGTCCGGATAGGTTTCAATAACGGTTATGTTTGAAAGACGCGAGGGGTTAACCGTGAACTCATTTTCACCAAGATAACGACTGTGGGCATTGGGGCCAGCTAATATAGAACAGGCTGGAGCTTCAGCTCTTAACAGCAAACCTGGTGATTTGTATGCATTCAATCCACGACCAAACTTCTCGGCGACTGAAATGTCCGTTGTCCAGCAAAATCCAATGAGCCCTTTATCGAACCTGTCTTTATTTTCCCCCCGATAAAGTACAAGGCTGTCACCATCATATGTTGGCAATAAGAGCGTTAATAGTTTGAGGAGAATTGAGTCGTCGTTGATCTTTTCACGTATAAAGGCCCCAGACTCAACCCATTGACTATGGAATGAATTTTTCATGGCAATTGATACTGGCTTTGCGTTATCGATGCTTTTGATAAACTCAACCCATCTGTTCCGACTGTGAATGTAATCAAGAAATTTCCTCTCATCGGACACCTTCGATTGAGGGCGGTTATAAGCTGCGAAATCTTCTAACTTCATAATTTCCTCAGGTATATCAATGGCACTCACCGACAAGCAAGAAATGTTCTGTCGCGAGTACCTCATCGATTTAAACGCCACGCAAGCGGCTATTCGGGCGGGGTACAGCGCAAAGACAGCTAACCGTACCGCATCCGAAAACCTGTCAAAACCTGACATACAATTCAGAATCGCTGAACTGAAAGCGCAACGCAATGATCTTGTAGGTATTAATGCAGAATATGTACTTAATCGCCTTATTGAAATCGACCAGATGGATGTGCTCGACATTCTCCTGCAAAACGGTGAGCTAAAGCCCATTAAAGACTGGCCTAAGGTATGGCGCACAACGCTATCAGGAATGGATGTCGTGGAGATGGTATCCGCAGATAGCGCCGCACTTCTGAAGAAAATCAAATGGCCTGATAAGGTTAAAAACCTTGAGTTGCTTGGGCGTCATGTTTCTGTTCAGGCGTTTAAAGACAACGTCAAAAATGAAGTGACTGGCGCTGATGGAGGACCAGTCAGAACAGAAATTACCAACTTAACGCCGGAGCAGGCTGCAGAGACGTATAGAAAAATGATGGGCTAAGTATGCCGTTACCGTTCCCCTTCGATTTTAAACATCCTGATTACCAGATGGTTTTTGAATGGCGGATGGAACGCCTACAGCGCATTCGCCAGAATCCTGAAATATTGCCCGTATTGAAGCAGTTTTACCGAACCAATCCGGCTCAGTTCATCATCGACTGGGGCATGACAACGGACCCGCGTAATATTGATTATGGCCTGCCGGTGACCATTCCGTTTTTACTCTTCCCTAAGCAGGAGGAGTGGATCCACTGGATTATGGAACGCTGGGGCAATCGGGAGAATGGTATTACCGAAAAATCCCGTGAAATGGGGCTCAGTTGGACCGCGATCGGACTGGCCTGCTCGCTTTGTCTCTTCAACAAAGAAATGGTTATCGGTTTCGGCTCCCGTAAAGAGGAATACGTCGACAGCACCGGTGACCCGAAAGCATTGTTCTGGAAGGCGCGCAAGTTCGTGGAAACACTGCCTGTAGAGTTTCGCGGTTCGTGGAGCGAGAAGAAGCACGCGCCATATATGCGTGTTGAGTTTCCTGAAACTGGTGCCGTTATCAAAGGCGAGGCTGGCGATAATATTGGTCGTGGTGACCGTACCACGCTTTATCTGGTTGATGAGGCTGCATTCCTTCAGCGTCCTCTGCTGATTGATGCGGCGTTGTCACAAACGACGCGTTGCCGTATCGACCTGAGTTCAGTTAACGGCATGGCTAACCCGTTCGCTCAGAAGCGTCATGGCGGGAAGATACCGGTATTCACATTCCACTGGCGGGATGATCCTCGCAAGGATGAAGAGTGGTATCGCAGGGAATGCGAGAAAATCGATAATCCGGTGGTGGTGGCACAGGAACTTGATCTGAACTACAGCGCATCAGCGGAAGGCGTCCTGATTCCATCCGAATGGGTACAGGCTGCCGTTGATGCGCATATCAAACTGGGTATCCAGCCAACAGGCAAACGACTTGGCGCGATGGATGTCGCCGACGAAGGCAGGGACAAAAATGCCTTTTCCACCCGTCATGGCTTCCTCCTGGAAAATGTGCGGGAATGGTCCGGTGTGGGCAGCGACATTTATCAGTCCGTCGAGAAGGTTTTCGGCTTTTGCGAACAGGATAACCTCGAAGAGTTTCGCTTTGACGAGGACGGACTGGGCGCTGGCGTTCGCGGCGATGCACGCGCTATCAACGAACTGCGTAACGCTGCGCGTCGACCGTCAATACTCGCCACACCGTTTCGAGGTAGTGGCGCGGTATTTGATCCGGATGATGAAGCTGTTCGCGGGGACAACGGGCAAGCCGCACGTCTGAACAAGGACTTCTTCGCTAACGCCAAAGCCCAGAGCTGGTGGCGGTTACGTAAACTTTTTCAGAATACCTGGCGCGCCGTGGTTGAAGGTATGGCTTACAACCCGGACGAAATCATCTCAATCAGCAGTAGCATGGCACTCAAAGATAAACTCATCATCGAGCTTTCGCAGCCGACCTATTCCATTAATGGTGTGGGAAAAATCGTTATTGATAAACAGCCTGATGGAACCCGGTCGCCAAACCTTGCCGACTCGGTGATGATCAACTATGCCCCAATGAATTCAGCCCTGAACATCTGGGAGTTGCTAGGGAGACAGGCCTGATGGCACGAAACAAACAAGCCCTGCGGCGAACTGTGCAGGCCACAGCCGATGGTTATGAGAATTTTATTGCCCGCGTAGGGATGCAGACACCTAACCAGCACTCAGCATCCACCTACCGGGCTAATTTCACCAGTCGTAACCGCATGCTGGTGGAATGGTCCTATCGTTCGTCCTGGATTATCGGCGAAGCGGTCGATGCTATCCCGGATGATATGACCCGCAAAGGCATTCGCATCACTTCGGAAATTGATGCAAAAGATCGCGGCATTCTCGAATCACAACTGGATGAGTTGCAAATCTGGGATGCGCTGAATGACGTGCTGAAATGGTCGCGCCTCTACGGCGGCGCGGTGGGTTTCATCATGATTGAGGGGCAGGCACCAATGACCCCGCTGCGACCCGAAACCATCGGTAAGGGCAAGTTTAAGGGGATTCTCCCGCTCGACCGCTGGATGATTGACCCGGTACTGACCCGCCGCATTAAAGATATGGGGCCGGACCTGGGTAAACCTGAGTTTTACGATGTGGTGACCACAGCAACGGGAATTCCTGCCTGGCGCATTCATCACAGTCGACTGATTCGCTTTGATGGCGTCACGCTGCCATTTCAGCAGAAGATGACCGAGAACGAATGGGGAATGTCGGTTGTAGAGCGTATCTGGGATCGTCTTACCGCGTTCGACAGCGCTACTGTCGGCGCGGCGCAGCTGGTCTACAAAGCGCATTTGCGTACCTACAGCGTGGAGAAGCTACGCGAGCTTATCGCACTTGGTGGTCCTGCGTATGAAGCGTTGCTGAAGAATATCGACCTGATTCGACAGTTCCAGAGCAATGAAGGCATGACGCTCATGGACTCGCGGGATAAGTTTGAAACGCATCAGTACAGCTTCAGTGGTCTGGATGACATCCTATCACAGTTTGCAGAACAGATTAGTGGCGCTGTTGGTATCCCACTGGTGCGGTTGTTCGGACAGTCCCCGAAAGGATTTTCTACCGGTGATGCAGACCTTGCCAACTATTACGACCGCATCAGTTCGTTGCAGGAGAGGCGTTTACGTCTTCCGGTGCGTCGGATACTGGACATCATGCATCGTTCGGAACTTGGCAAGCCGCTCCCGGATGATTTCACGTTTGAGTTTAACCCGCTCTGGCAAATGTCTGATGTCGATCGCTCAACGGTGGCGTTAAACACCACCAACGCAATCAGTACGGCGCTGGGTGATGGTCTGATGACACTGAAAGCCGCTATGACTGATTTGCGCGAAAATTCTGACGTAACCGGCATCGGGGCATCCATTACCGACGAGGACATCGAGAATGCCGAAGATGAAGCGCCGCCCGGCATCGGCGAACCTGATGACGAACCGCAGGAACCGTCAGGCGGAAATCCGCTATCGAACCAGCCTACGCAGGATAGCGCGGGCGGTCGGAGACATCGTCAATGGTCACTACGATGGTTCAAATGACAGTATCACGGAAATTATTGAGGCGCTGGAACGCTACAGTAAAATCATCACCCCCTGGGCGACAAAGGTCGCGGAAAACTTTACTGCGGACCTAACCCGGCAGAACGAGAAAGTTTGGCGGCAACACAGCAAGAACATCAGTCGCGAGCTCCGCAATCTTGTGGAAAGCGCTCCTGTGGGCCAGGTGATGCAATCCATCATCGCCGAACAGGTCAAGTACATCAAATCGCTCCCCCTCGAGGCGGCTGACAGGGTGTACGACATCCAGAATCGGGCGACAGAAGCTGTTGTGACCGGCGGGAGAGCAGAACATTTTGCTAAAGAAATAGCCGCATCGGGTGATATAGCAAAGTCCAGAGTTGACCTGATTGCCCGTACTGAACTTGGACGTGCAACCGGCGCGCTGGATCAGGCGCGTGCGCTGTCAATTGGTTCGAATGGTTATATCTGGCGTACAGCCGAAGATGGTGACGTCAGGCATTCTCATCGGGAAATGGAAGGTAAATTTGTCGAATGGGGCAAACCTCCAACGCTTGATGGCATGACCGGTCACGCTGGCGAGCTCCCGAATTGTCGCTGTTATAAAGAAATCGTTTTTCCCACCTCCCATTCTTACCCCGCCTGAATCGCAGGTAACACATGAAATATTTTTTCAATACCCGGCTGGGGGAAACCCGCTATCAGCTGGCTGACGGCTCGTTGCTGTGCAAAGACGTGCCGATAGGACGAACAGGTAAGCAGCTCTATGGTGCTGATGACCTGCCAAAACTGAAACCCGATAAGTTCGGTGAAATAGTCGTCACGCGTTCTCCTGAGCAGGTATTCCATCCGGCCACGCTTGCCTCATTCGAAGGGATGAGCATCACGATTCTGCATCCTGAAGATGAAAACGGGAATGTGCGGCTGGTAAATCCCGAGAACTGGAAAGAGCTTGCTGTCGGGCACCTCCAGAATGTCCGGCGCGGGACGGGTGAGCTGTCTGATTTGATGCTGGCTGACCTTATCGTCAAAGACGAAAGCGCCATTCAGCTTATCGAAGATGGCCTGCGCGAAGTGTCGTGCGGCTATGACGCGGAGTATGAGCAGACCGAGCCAGGTAAAGCCGAGCAGGTCGATATTACCGGAAACCATGTGGCTCTTGTCCCTAAAGGCAGAGCCGGAAATCGTTGTGCAATTGGAGACAGAGACACAATGGCAAATCAAAAGAAAAGCTGGTGGACCCGCATGCGCACGGCCATCAAAACGGGTGACGCTGACACCATGAACGAACTGGTGGAGTCGGCTCCCGCATCGGTTACAGGAGATGAGGGGGATTTGCCGCAGGGCGTTAATCTCAACATCAACCTGTCCCCGCAGCAACCGCTACCGGACAAAGCACCAGAGATGGGCGGAGGTCCAACCGGCGACAGTGATGATGACCTCAAAACATTACTGAAAGCCCTGCTGGCTAAGCTGGAAGGAAATGCGACGGGCGATAACGACAATAAGCCTGACGATAATCCGACCGGTGACGGCGAGGACGATGAAGAGGAAACCACGATTACTGGTGACTCAGCCTGGCGTGCCGAAGTTATCGTTCCGGGTATCGATCTGAGCCGTAAGATGAAACCGACCGCGTTCAAACGCGAGGTTCTGGCTTCTGCTGACAAAACGCTGGTTCGCCAGATAGTCGGCGATGCGGATATCCGCAAATTACCGAAACAATCGGTCGACATGGCGTTTAATGCCGTGTCTGAGATTGCCAAAGGGCGAAACACCCGCGCCACCACCGGCGATGCACAGCGCCTAAACATGGGCATGACCAGTATCGCTTCCCTGAACAAACAAAACGCTGAATTCTGGGCAAACCGTAAAGGGTAAAAAATGAATAATGTATTTCTGTACCGGATGCCTGTTGGCATTGCCGGGGCTGTCTCTCGCCCGCAGGACTTAACCGTCGAACCGGTGGTCCTTAAATCCGATAACGCCTTCGCTGCCTATGGGCTGGCTGGTAAATACGATGATGACGGTTTTTTCGTGCCGCTGGCAGATGGTGATACCGCAGACAAGGTGAAGGGGATCTACGTGCGCCCTTATCCGACCACGTCGCAGCCGGACATGGTTCGCCAGGTGGGAACAGGCAAGAACTTCCCGGGCGACGCCATGAAGCGTGGCTACGTGACCGTTAATCTCGGTTCTGATTTTGATGCCAGCACTATCAAAAAAGGCGACCCGGTATACGTTGTCGTCTCCACTGATGAATCCATCAAAGTGCCGCTGGGTGGATTCATGTCCACGTCAGTCAGTGGCAAAAATGTGGTGCTGACCAACGCTGAATTCACAGGTGCCGGTGATGCTAACGGCAATGCAGAAATTTCCTGGAAGATTTAAGGAACAGACGAATGATTACTTTTGATCAGGCAACCGTTGACAGCTCTGGTGCCTTTCTCATCGGGGAGCTGGAGCGACTCGACCAGACGCTGAACCTGCCACTGGTGGGGTACACCTGGACCCGCGATATTCAGTTGCGTGAAGATGTCTCTATCGCAGATGACATTTCCAGCTGGACGAATACCAGCTTCGCCGCTGCGGGTACTGGTGCAAATCCGAATGGCAAAAACTGGGTAGGCAAAGACTCAACCGCTATTGCTGGCGTGAACGTGGATACCGGCAAATCCGGTAACCCGCTGAACCTGTGGGGGATGGAACTTGGCTGGACGGTCATAGAATTGCAGGCTGCTCAGCAGGTCGGCCGCCCGATTGATACGCAGAAGTATGACGGGATGCAACTGAAATGGCAGATGGATAACGATGAACAGGTATATGTTGGCGATTCCGCATTAAACCTGAAAGGCCTTGTTACCCTGGACGGCGTGCCTGTCAACAACGCTGCCAAAACGTGGGCAACCTCAACACCGGACGAAATCCGCGCAAGCATTAACCAGGTGCTGTCTGATGCGTGGGCCGCTTCTGGTTACTCTGTGGTCCCGCGTGATTTGCTGATCCCGCCTGAACAGTTTGCTCTGTTGTCCAGCATCATCGTTTCATCTGCGGGTAACCAGTCCCTGTTGACGTACCTTCAGACCAACACCATCAGCTATCACCAGAACGGTGTTCCGCTGAATATCCGCGCGGTTAAATGGCTGAAAGGCCGTGGTGTGGGGAATAAGGATCGCATGGTTGCGTACACCAACGATAAAAAATACGTCCGCTACCCGCTGGTTCCGCTTCAGAGCGTGCCGGTGCAGTATCGCGGCCTGTATCAGATCGTCACTTACTACGGCAAGCTGGGTGCAGTCGAGCCAGTGTATAAAGAAACTCTGTCCTATGTGGACGGTATCTGATAACCAGAATGGCCCCGAAAGGGGCCTGAAGGAAACTGAAATGGCGAAAGAAAAGCTGGTTACCATCCATGTTCACACCCCGTTTACGCTGACGCTCGGCGATCAGTCAAAACAGGAGTTTGGCCGGGGACGGCATAACGTACCGGAAGAGGTCGCGTCGCACTGGTTCACCCAGGCGCACTCTGAGCTTTCCGAAAGCGTGATTAGCGACACCGATGATCTGCAACCCATTATCGACGGCCTGCAAGCGCAGATTGCCGACAAAGATAAGCTGATTGCCGATCTGAAAGATGCATTGCTCAAACTGCAGGAGCAGAACGACAGCCTGCAGGCGCAGATTACTGCCGCCCGGACTGGCGGTAATGGGGCTAAAGATGTCAAAGAATCAAAGTCTGCCAGCGGTAAGTGATTTTCGCCGCGACTTCCCGCAATTTGCTGACCCGGCAAAATATCCCGACGCCCAAATTGGGTTCCGTCTGAATCTGGCCGATGAACTGCTGAGCGAAAATGTCACCGGCAAAAAGTTGTTTCCGTACTTTGCCGGGTTGTTCGTTGCTCACTACATGACGCTCTGGGCGGCTGACAGCAGAGCGATGCTGGCTGGTGGTCCGGGCGGTTCAACCAATGGTGTTCAGTCCTCAAAGTCCGTGGATAAGGTAAGCGTCAGCTATGACACCAGCGCGACGCTGAATCCTGATGCAGGTTTCTGGAATAACACCCGATATGGCGCTGAATTTTATCAGTTGATCACGATGTTCGGTGCAGGTGGTCGCCAGCTATGAGTTTCAAAAGCGGTGTAACAACGAGGGTGGATAACGCTAAGGCCATTCTGGATGCGCTCAGGTCGTTAACCAAAAAAGATGTGCTGGTCGGCATCCCTTCGGAAGACAGCGAGCGGGATGATGTTCCGTTTGGTAATGCGGGCATCGGTTACCTCAACGAATACGGCTCACCAGAGCAGAACATCCCGCCACGACCTCACCTGGTCCCCGGCGTTAAATCGGCAGAAGAGCAGACGGTGCCGCAGCTCAAAGCCGCGGCGCAGGCTGCACTTGATGGTAATGCTGCGGGAGCAGAACGCGCACTCAACCGTGCCGGAACGCTGGCCGCTAATGGCGTCAGGCGTTACATGACCATTACCGGCTTTACGCCGCTTGCTGACAGTACTGTTGAAGCCCGGGCTCGTCGGGGGCGCAAGGGGGCAACAATGGAACTTGCCCGGCGTGCTGCTGGCGAATCTCCGGGAACCGAACTGGCGAAACCATTAATTGACACCGGGCAATATCGCAGAGCTATTACCCATGTTGTGAGGGATAAAAATGCCGACTCTTGATGTAACAGATGTGCTTTTTGACCCCGATTTTTGCGACTTCAATTTGTGGGTAACACGCCGTGTGCAAACGGTGGATGAGGACGGGATCGGCAGCGACAGCGAAGTTAAAAAGCAGTTTGCCGGAGTCGTTACTGTTGATCGCTCTCTGGAAAACCGTCGTATGCAGGCCGGGCAGGTAATCAGTGGTGCAATTCTGATTGTGACGACTGAGCGACTGACACAGGGACAGACTGGCCGTGATGCCGATATCGTGACGTATCAGGGCCGTGATTATCGTGTGACCTTCGTCGACCCGTATACAGCTTATGGGGCCGGATTCGTTCAGGCGCATTGTGAGTTGATGCCGTTTGATGGGGGAACTCCGGTTGAGCAATAACACCAGTACAGAGCGCGGATGGTTAATACCAACCAGTGGCGATCCGGATTATGACGAAGCGCTCGACAGGCTGTTAAGCCAGTGGATGCGTAACGTTTCCGGTCTGTCTGCCGGGATGGTTCGCCCGCGCTGGCAGAAAGAGCAGCCGCCACTGCTACCGGTTGAAACGAACTGGTGTGCGTTTGGGGTTATCGGATGGTCAGGTGATGACAGTCCGGCATTCACCAGACAGACCGATGATGGCTCTCAGCTCTGGCGGCATGAAACGATTGAGTGTATGGCTTCGTTTTATGGACCGGCGGGGATGGTGTATGCGTCCCGGTTTCGTGACGGTATATCTGTGCCGCAGAACAATGCAGCACTGAATGCGCTGGGGCTGTCTCTTGGCGATTACACAGGTCTGACTCCCTTCCCTGAACTTATTAATCAGCAATGGGTCCGCCGCTACGATATGACGGTGCGCCTGCGCCGGAAGGTTGTGCGTGAGTACGGTATTAAATCGCTGGTGGAAGCACCAGTCATCTTTTTCGGAGATTAAGCTATGGCACAGGGCTTGCCTGTATCAAACGTTGTTAATGTTGATGTGATCATGTCGCCGCGTGCAGCATCAGGGCGAAATTTTGGTGCATTACTCATTCTCGGCCCGTCCACAATCATTCCGGTAAGTGAGCGCATTCGCCGTTATTCTGCCGCGGAAGATATTGGAAAAGATTTTGGCGTGGAATCACCAGAATATAAGGCTGCGCAGGTGTTTTTCTCTCAATCACCGAAACCTCAGGAGGTTTTTGTTGGTCGTTGGGTGAAAACGAAGGGAGACAGCGAACAGGCCACGCCTGAGACGCTGGAGCAGGCTGTGAATGCCATGCTTGATTATACTTCATGGTATGGGCTGGGGATTGCAGACGATGAAGATATTCCGGATGCAGACTGGCTGAAAGTGGCTGCGGCGATCGAATCCTCTTCTGTAAGCCGTATTCTGGCGATTACGACAAGCGATGAGAAATGCCTGCAGACTGCATCCAGCGATGATTTGGCATCAAAACTGAAAGCCGCCGGATATTCACGCAGTTTTATTCAGTATTCATCGGGTAATAAATACGCTGCGTTATCTGCATTTGGCCGGGCATTCACGGTTAATTTCAATGGCAGTAATACCGCGATTACGCTCAAGTTTAAGCAGGAGCCGGGTGTCGGGTATGAAACACTGACAGTCAGCCAGGCATCGGCACTTGATGCAAAAAACTGCAATGTGTTCGTGTACTACCAGAATGATACAGCTATCCTCCAGCAGGGAGTGATGGCTAACGGCGATTTCTTTGATGAACGCCACGGCCTGGACTGGTTACAGAATTATGTGCAGACCAACCTCTATAACCTGCTTTATACCAGCACCACGAAAGTTCCCCAGACTGAAGCCGGTATTACCCGACTGTTATCAAATGTTGAAAAATCACTGGATCAAGCCGTTCAGAATGGACTGATTGCTCCGGGCGTATGGAACGGGGGCGACCTTGGTCAGTTGTCATCAGGTGACACACTGCCCAAAGGTTATTACGTATACGCTCAGCCGCTGGATGAACAGGCTCAATCAGAACGTGAAGCCCGTAAGGCTCCGGTGATTCAGGCTGCAATAAAACTTGCAGGCGCGGTTCATTACGCTGACGTACAGATTAACGTTGTTCGCTAAGGGGAAGTGAATGTCTACCTATTCTTTTATGGATGTCACTGCGACGCTGACCGGGCCGACCGGTTCGATTGACCTCGGGTACGGTTCTGCAAGTTCTGAAGAGGGGATTGTGGTTGCGATGGGCGGTCCTAAAAACACCATGACCATCGGTGCTGATGGCGAAGTGATGCACAGTCTCCATGCAGATAAAAGCGGGACGATTACCGTTAACCTTCTGAAGACATCACCGACAAATAAAAAATTGTCGCTGGCGTATAACGCACAGAGCCAGTCTTCTGCCACATGGGGGAATAACGTTATTGTGATCCGCAACAAGGTCAGCGGCGACATCATCACGGCACGTAGTGTTGCGTTCCAGAAACAACCGGATAATGCCAACGCTAAAACCGGTAATACGATGCCGTGGGTGTTTGACTGCGGCAAGATTGACCAGGTTCTCGGGGAGTTTTAATACATGGAATTCGAAATCAAAGGCGTGAAATATCGCGCGGCAAAACTCAGCGTTTTTGACCAGCTGAAAGTGACCCGCAAACTTCTTCCGGTACTGGCGGGGATGATGTCAGATTTCGGGAGCATTCGCTCCCGTTTGCCTGCTGATGGCAAAATCGACACCGTGAAATTCGAGCAGTTAAAACCGGTGTTTGAAACCATGCTCCCGCGTATCGCTGAGGAACTGTCTTCCCTGACCGAAGATGACACCGATGCGATTATTCATCCCTGTCTTGCGGTGGTATCGCGGCGTCATATGGACGGATGGGTGCCGGTATTTACCCGGGGCGAACTGATGTTTGATGATATTGACCTGCTGGTCATGCTGCAGCTGGTGGCGCGGGTGGTCGCCGATTCGCTGGGAAATTTTTTGCCTACACCCCTTACCAGCACGACGCAGAGCCTGCAACAGGGCTGACGTTTAACAGCCTGCCGGACGGGCTGTCCTACCTTCTCAATCCGGTTGACGCCGGGTTAATTCCTTATACAGCACTTAAAGATGGCTCTGTCGATTTGTACGACATTGCTCTCTTGAATGACCATCTGGCGGTAAAAGCGGATAACCAGCGGCGCATTGAGAAATGGAGAGAGGATAATGAACGCTGAAACTATTAAAGATTTCCTCGTCTCGCTTGGCTTCAGTGTGGATGATGCAGGAGCGAAAAAGTTCGGTTCTGTCCTCGCCGGTACAACTGCAAATGTCATCAAAATGGGGCTGGCTGTTGAAGGGGCTGCGCTGTCCGTGGTGGCCTTCACGGCTAAGATCGCCTCCGGTCTGGATAATCTTTACTGGGCGTCACAGCGCACCGGCGCGACGGTCCAGGGAATTCAGTCTATTGGCTATGCGGTTTCGCAGGTTGGCGGCAGTGTGGACGCTGCGCGATCTTCTCTGGAAAGCCTCTCCCGGTTTATTCGTAACAATCCCGGAGCAGAAGGCTTTCTGAATCGCCTGGGCGTACAGACCCGTGATGCCAGCGGTAACATGCGTGACATGGCTGCTATCTTTACGGGCGTTGGACAGAAACTCAGCAGCATGCCGTATTACCGGGCTAACCAGTATGCGCAGATGCTGGGCATTGACGAAAATACCCTGATGGCTATGCGTCGCGGAGTGGGGCAGTTCAGCGCTCAGTATTCAGAAATGGTGAAAGCGATCGGATTTAATGCCGATCAGGCTGCCTTATCGTCAAACCGGTTTATGACCTCGCTGAAATCGCTCGGTGAAATGGCCGGGATGGCGCGGGACAAAATCGGATCGAATCTTGCGGACGGACTGGCGGGGCAGATTGATAACCTGCGCAAAAAGATAATTGAAAATTTTCCCAAAATTGAAGTCACCATCACAAAGGTCATAAAAGGGATCCTCTGGCTGGGTGAGATAGTCGGGCGGGTAGCATTTCGGATAGTCGATGGTGTCGGAGATATCATCGAGTGGTGGGGGAAACTGGATGCCGAAACGAAAACCCTGATAGAGGTTATCGGCGGCCTGGTTGTCGCCATGCGGATACTTAACTCTACTTTCTGGATGTCACCTATAGGGCTGATTACTGGTCTGATCGTGGCTCTCGGTCTCTTGTGGGAAGACTACAAAACATGGAAAGAAGGCGGTAACAGCCTTATCGACTGGGAAAAATGGCAACCGGCAATAGATAAAGCGAAGGATGCGATCACCTGGTTCCGCGACAAATTACTCGAGCTGAAAGACAGCGTGGGGGGATGGCAAAAATCATTGGAAATCCTCGGTACATTCATCGCGGGTGTCTGGATATCCAAGGTTCTGGGGGCTTTCGGAAAAATATCAGGTTTGCCGATCCCACCCTGGCTTAAATTGTGGGCGCTTTACGCGGGTTATATTGTTAGTGACAGAGAAAATATTGCCGATAGCGCAAAATCTTCACTGAGGTATACGAAGCGAATTATCGGCGACACGCTGGCTGCTATTGGTATAAAAACAGATATCGGACGCAGGGATGTCAGTGAGGTCCGTGAATGGCCTGCGTGGATGGACTGGTTGCACGGGGGACCCGGTAAAGTTATCCGGCAGGGACAGAGTAACGGTGTAGTGCATGGCTCCAATGTCCAGCCCGACATCCCCGGCGGCGGCACTCTTGCTGATCGCAACAATAACCCCGGGAACATTCGCCCGGTGAGCGGTAAAGGGTTCCGTTTTTTCGAATCAGCGCTTGAGGGCTGGGAGGCGATGAAAAACCAGCTCATGCGTTACTTTACCGGGAAAACAACCGGACGGGCATTACAGACTATTCAGGATATTGTCAGTACCTGGGCCCCGGCAGGTGATAACAACGATCCGAAAAAGTATGCACAGGATGTTGCGAAATGGATGGGAGTATCACCGAATGCAATATTGAATCTTACAGATCCCCGGACTATGGGAGCATTGATGCAGTCGATGGCGCGCAAAGAAGGTTATTCAAACTGGAACAGCCCGCTGGCGTATAAGGTCGCCGCTGGCAGCCTTAACCAGCAGACTGTTATAAATGTTCATGGAGTTAACAACCCTCAGGAGGCGGCTAATCTGATCGCTGACAAGCAGGGGGCTGTAAATGCCAGGGCGGTACAGCAATTGAAAGGACCTGCGTAATGGACTTTTTATCTGTTTTACTGCAGCAGCGAACCCGCTCAATAGGAATCATTATTCCTGATGTGGTTATTACCGAAAAGCACACTGACGCCCTGGAAATTACGGAACATCCTGTTGAACAGCCCACGAATGCTGGTGCCAGTGGTGAGGGCGCTGGTTATATATCAGAACACGCATTCAGGCGCCCTTCTGAGGTTGTGATGGAAACCGGTTTTTCCGGAGGCGGATCGCTGCTTGATTTTGCCAGTAACCTGACGGCTACCAGTTTACTGGGGCTGAGCCCGAAAGAACTGTATCAGGAACTGCTTAACCTGCAGCGGAATCGTATTCCTTTCGATGTGACAACCGGCAAGCGTATTTACAACAATATGTTGATAAAAACGCTGGAGGTCACGACCGATAAGAGTAGTGAAAATGTGCTTCTGGCGACACTTACCCTCAGGGAAGTAATTATTACCTCCACGCAGTCAGTCAGGGTTGCCCCGAAAAACAATATGACCGAGGGAGTCGGAACGTCTGCTGTGCAGAATACAGGCACCAAAACAACGGTGCCGCCGAATAATTCCATTCTGAAATCGCTGCCACAGATGGCGCAAGAAGGTATCTCCACTGTTGATGGGTATTTGAGCAATTTATTTCTGGGAAGGTGATTCATGAAAGCCGTAGAAATCCCACTGGTTGCTGACAATCAGACTTTTGCCACCACAATTAACGGTTCGGTTTATCACCTGTCTGTCATCTGGCGAGGCGAGTACTGGGTTCTGGATCTTGCTGACAGCAATGGCTCCGCCATTATATCAGGTATACCGATGATTACGGGGGCTGACCTGCTGGCACAGTATCGATATATGGATCTGGGTTTTTCTCTGGTGGTGCTCTGCGACGTGGCAGGGCAGGAGAATCCGACGCAATTCGATCTTGGAACGCTCTCACACCTCTATGTTTTCACGGAGTAACAATGTCGAAAAACTGGATGCGTCACTTTGAATTATTGCTTGTTGATGATAAGGGCGACGGGATAAAAATTTCTGAGCTTAAAGTCACTTTCAATATTCAGAAAATGCCTGCGACCATATTTAATGGATTTGTTGGAAATTTTAAGGTTTATAACCTGTCTCCTACCACTCAGAACCGGATTATGCAGAAGGAGTTTTCGCGTATACAGGTTATTGCCGGATACAAGGGGCAACCGGATGCAGCAGGTAATTATCCTGATGAAAACGTTGGTATGATATTCAATGGAGATATCCGTTTTACTGTCACTGGTAAAGATAATGCCACAGACAGTTGGATCATGTTGCAGTGTATTGACAGCTGGGAAGGCCACCTGAACGCAAGTGTGAAAACCACAGTGGCAGCTGGCTGGAAGTACAGCGATCTTTTCAGTCTGGGTATGAAATCATTCGAACCATATGGCATCGAATCCGGAGCAGTTCCTGACATGCCTGAAACGGTATTTCCCCGAGGGCGCGTTGTTTATCAAAACACATCAAGGTTGATGAATCATATCGCAGGGCAGTGTAAAGCTAACTGGTGGTATGAAAATAATCTGGTAAATATTGTTCCTGAAGATAAATATATTGGTGTTGCTACGGTGTTGAATGCTAACACCGGGCTTATCGGTATGCCACAGCAGACGATGGGAGCTGGCGTAAATGTCAGATGCCTGATTAATCCAAATATTAAGCTCGGTGGGCTTATTCGTCTGGATCAGGCATCTGTATACCGTGCCTCTTTGAGTAATGACCAGGTAGCGAAATCGCCAGCACGACTGGATGAGTCTGAAAGCGACGGTAATCTCTACGTTAACGGTCTGCCAGGCATGTCACAGCCTGCCAGCATTAATACTGACGGTGATTACATTGTGGGCAGCATTGATTATACTGGCGACACCCGAGGGCAGGCGTGGTATATGGACCTGCTTTGCCTGGCTAAAGGGAGTAAAAGTTTACTCAATCCTGATACGATAGCGAAAATAAGTGGGGTACCAAATGCTTAAATGGATCTTATTACTGGTATATTTTGTGACTTTGTCTTCTATGGCTGCAGTAACATGCACCACTTCAAATACAGGAACAACTTACTGTGCTGGTACAGACAGTAGTGGTTCTACAGTTATAGACTGGCCCCCTGAATCTCCAGACAACCAGTATCACTTAAATAAGTGATAGTCTTAAT